CAACTGATAGTTCCAACATTGGTATAGCCCAAAGTTCATTAGCAGAATTGAAGCAATGGAAGTCAGCGAAGATTGATAAAACAATTGAGCAGGTGCCAGTACTACAAGAACTAGTCACAGACAAGAACGACAAGACCAAAGCAAACAACCAGCAACAGACAGAATTGAATGACGGTAGTTTTTTGTACTTTATGACGTTGGGATCTGCAAAGGCGTTACGAGGCAAAACACTAAAACGGATCATACTTGATGAAGTATCTGCAATCGATCAGCACTCAGAAGAGGGGAACCCGATTCGCCTTGCAGAACAACGTGCAACTGATTTCGGCCAGGAAGCAAAAATACTTATAAGTTCAACACCAACCTTTAAGGGCGATGCTATCGATGTTGAGTACCAGAACAGTGATCAACGTGAGTACTTTGTAAAGTGTATTCACTGCCAGCATGAACATTCATTGAAGTGGGAGAACGTAAAATTCGAATGGAAGCTGAACGGCAAGCGTAGTATTCCAGATGCCATTACTGCAAAGTTACATTGCCCAGAATGTCAGGAAATAATTACTGAATCACAGCGAATTAAAATGGTAGCAAATGGACGTTGGATTGCACAGAATCCAGAAATAACCGATACAGCAGGATTTTTTATTAATCGCCTGTATTCACCAAACAGTACTATCCAGGCTATTGCAAAAGAGTTTGAATTAGCATGGTATGAATATAACTATCAATCCTTCTATAATACAGTACTGGGTTTACATTATTCAGATCTTCAAGAAGAACTAGATGATTTAGCATTAGAAAATCTACGTGATGATACGTTTGATTTATCTAATATACCTGATTCAGTACTGGGAATTGTTGTCGGTTGCGATCAGCAATTAGACAGACTTGAAGCACAAGTATTAGGTATTAATGAAAGTGAATTATTCGTTTTAGGATATCGGTACTTCTACAGTCCTAACTGTGAGATTAAAGGTGCTAAAGCCTATAACGATCTTGCGACCTTCTGTAATCAGAAGTTCAAGACAGTATCCGGGCGTGAAGTACCAGTGCTTAAAGTTGCTGTTGACGGTGGTAACGGTAGAGCAATGCAGACGGTACATAGTTTCTGTCAGCAGTATAAGAAGTTTGAAATGATCAAGGGTTCATCAAGTACTACAGGTGACTTGTTCAAGCGTAGTACTACCGATGGTAGGCAGTTCTACATGCTGAACGTGCACGAGGGTAAGACATGGGTACGTAGCCTTCTTAACAACGCTGTAGCAGGTAAAACAGATGCACCATTAACGATACGTTTTGCACACGATTTGCCTGATGACTACTTTGATCAGCTCACATCTGAGAACTTAGAACGTACTGGTTCTGGCGTTAGATGGAAGCAGATCACAGGCCGCAGGAACGAAGCGTTAGATACATTGGTCTATTCATTATGCATGATGAAACTGGCACTCAGTAAATTAGGTGGTCAACCGTTTAAGAAAGTACGAGAGTACCGAAGTACTAAACGACAAGAAATAGTTCCAGATAATACCCCTACCGAACAATCTAACGAAACCAGAAATAAAAGTACTAAATATACTAAACCAGCAAACAAAACCAGCATTGGTAAATCATGGTTCGGATAGGGATAAATAAAAATGAAAGAAACAATCTATATCGGTGAAGTACTCAATGAAGTACTACAGCCAAACATGACAATTAAAATTGGGAATAGTACTAATACGTTATTCACACACAGCACACAGAATGAAACTGAATCAGTAGCTATTGATACCTCAGAATGGCAATCAGGTTATTATTCAGTTGTATATAACAACAATGGTGAACTAACGATTGGTACTGTAACCGTCATTGATCCGATGGCACAAACAGACCGATTAACAGAACTTCAAACACAATTAGACGATATTAATAAAATTATTACCGCACGTATTAACGGTGATACTCATACGTTAACCATCAATAATAAGACCTTAATGAAAGAAGATCTGAACACATTGAACAATCTAAAAAACAGTATCACTAAACAGGTTAATGACCTGAAACGTAAACTAACTAAAGGCAATGCAGGCTTTTTTAAAAGTACTATTTATTGCCGCTAATAACAGGAGATCACAAGGATGTGGCCTTTTAACAAACGGCAAATAGAACCAGTACCAGTAAATCAACCAGTACCGCAAAAAAATACTAATCCTGTACGAAAACACCAGGCCAGTAATACAGAGTTCCAGACAAATACACGTTCATTAACTGGATTACCTAATAAGGTTTTAGGTAAATTTGGTAATGGTGTTCAGAACGTAAACATCAATGCAGTACTACGACAGTCATTACCAGCATTACGTGATGCAAGTCGTTCTCTGGTACTACAGAATCCTTATGCACGTCAGTACGTGAACCTATCAGCGGGAACTGTAGCTGGTGCAGACGGTATCACCGTTCGACCTTCACCAGTTGGCCTCGATGGACAAACTGATCCAGTACTGGCAGATCAGCTTGAGAAGTTGTTTTACGAATGGGCATCAGATGCTAACCGCTTTAGTGCAGACGGTACTATCAGCTTTGATACCTTTCAGGCTCTGGCTGAAAGGACAAGAGCTACAGATGGCGAATGTTTCGTTCGACTACATAACGATGGGGATGAACTAAAGGTATCGATCATCGATGCCGCACGTATCCCCAGTACTAAGAACGAACTTCTAAAAGACGGTTCATACATCAGTAATGGTATTGAGCGTGACAAGAACGGTCGAGTACTGGCCTATCACGTGGCAGATGTTCACCCGTTGAACTATTCAATACAGACGAACAATACTCAACGTGTACCAGCCAATGTAGTACTACATTATTTCATTCCAGAATTTCCCGGTCAGGAAAGGGGATTTCCAGACTGTATCGCAGTAATCAAAACACTTGATGATTTCAACAGCTACAACGAAGCGACTGTTTTACAGAAGAAGATCGCAAGTTCGGCTATGGGATTCATTACCAATAGCGATAACACACACGAAGAACTTCTAGACGGTGAAAATCCAGAACGGGAATTTGTAGAGTACTTTGAACCGGGCAGTATTAAAGAATTAGCACCAGGGCAACAAATACAAACACTGAACCCTACCGCAGGTACAGATAAGATCACAGAGTTCTATGATGCTTGCTTAACTACTATCAGTACTGGTCTGGGTATTCCTAAGCAATCACTAATTTCTGATACCAGTTCTGCAAGTTATTCAGCCAGTAAATTGGCTGATCGTATGAGTCGTGAAGGATTGAAAACACGTTCTAATTTGCTAATCAGTAAAGTACTGAAACCTATCTACCGTGAATTTATTAAACGGATCATGGTATCTGAATTTAAAAATCTAAGTTTCACCAATTTTGAAAATATTGCTAATTGTACTTTTATCACCGTAAAACAGATCTCTTTAGATCCGGTTAAAGATGCACAGTACGAGCAAGTACTTTTAGATATGGGTGTTAAATCAAAATCTCAAATTATCCGTGATTTAGGCATGGAGCCTCAGCACGTATTTGAAGAACTCAAACGAGAATCGGAGATAAATAAAACAGAAGATACAAACGAACAAGGAAGTTCAAATAATGAAATTCAACAAAAACCAGACAAGGGAGATGACGTTAACGAGTGATAACGCACTTTCCGATACAGACAATCGTACTGTATTTCTTGCATTCAGTTCTGAAAATCCAGTAGTACGATCAATTGGCGGTCAGGAATATAATGAAATTCTTCTACATAACCCTGAGAACGTTACTTTAGAACGCCTACAAAATAAAGCAGCATTACTTTTCAATCATGATTTTGATAACCATATTGGCGTAATTGAATCTGCCACTATCGGTTCTGATCATGTAGGTCGTGCATTAGTACGTTTCTCAAGTGTAGGTATAGGTGCTGAAAAATTTGAAATGGTACGTGAAGGTACTTTATCAAAAGTCAGTGTTGGTTATTCCATTCTTGATTATCGAATTGAAGGTGACAACCTTTTAATTACTCAATGGGAACCCTACGAAATCAGCATGGTATCAGTACCAGCAGATGATTTTGTAGGTATAGGCCGTTCACTAGAAGAACCAGAACCAACTGAAGAGGAACGAGAAG